TTATTAGCGTAGATTTTACTTCCAGCAGAAACGGCTAATTTAATTGCCGATAACCACATGTTAGTACCAAGTAGCTTTTTTACTTTTCGAAGCCAACATTCTTTTAGTGCCTTTAACTTCGACATTATCACCTTGAGCAATGTAGCTTCTTCCTCTTATACTTGTTTTAGATCTAGGATCTAATTCCAAGTTTTGAGAAGGAACTTCTATGTCAACTCCACCACTACAGTAACCGTCTTTGTTGATTCCAGCTGCTTTTGTTATTTTTGGGTCCTTCATAATTTATCTCCTGTTTATTTAATATACTAATTTCTAGGGCCTTTCAAGACATTTACGTCTCTAGCCTTCATAGCATCTGAGGTTAATTTGACTTCAGCAGACATTTCTGACTTAGCCATAGCTGTATCAGCTCTTAAATTAGCTAAATCTTCATTCTGTTCTAGTTTCTGTTCACTAAGTTCTTTAGCTTGTACCATCTTAGCTCTGTCAAGATTAATTCTAGCTTCATCTTCTTTTAACTTACGTTCTGCTTCCATAGCTTTAAGGTCAACTTCTCTTTCTTTAAGTTTTAATAATGGATCATTATCAAATTGATTTGTAATAGCTTTTTCTTCCTTCATAAACTCTTCCATCATGTCCGCAATTAAAATAGCTTTTCTAGACTCAATTTTTTGTGAGATCTGTTCAACCTGTTGTTTAACTTGTGGGTTTTGGGTTGCAGCTTGTTGCATTTGTGGCAACATTTGCATTTCTTGCTGGAACTCTAGTTCAACTTGTTCTTGTGACATCAATGATATGTGTTCCATGATATTTTTTTCTAACGCGGCAGTAATACTAGGATTATTTCTAACAAAATTACTAGCCATAAAGTTTAAGTGAGCTGTCACATGCGCTCTATGATCTTGTCCTGGAAATGCTTTAAACTGTTTTCCACCCATTGCATCAATATGTTCGATCGCCGGATCTTTTGGTTGCTCCGGTGGAGGTGGTGGTAAAATTCTATCAATATCTTTTATTCCAATAGCTTCATACATACTTCTGTAAGCTGAGTACATATTATGCATTTCAGGGTTTGATGTTGCTAATCTTAACTGTTCTTGAGCTAAACCAATTCTCTGAGACATTGAGAAAATGTTTGGATCCGCAACAGGTAAGACATCTACTTTGTCATCAAAATCAGTCGCCTTAACATTTCTTGCCGCACCAACAACATCGTAAGGATATTCCGGTGGTAATGACTCGCCAAATATTTTAGCGAGTAGTTTAAATTCTTGTTTCAGACCGACATACAATCTTTTATGGATCGCTGACATGACCCTTGAACCACGTTCTAAAAGAGCTACAGTTGTACCAACAGCGGCCTGTTGGTTCCCATCACCAACCTGCATGTCAGCAATTGATGCGAATCTTTGTCCTGCTTGGACTACAATACCCATCAGCTGTAATAATGTTTGCGACGGTTCTTTGTACGGTAAGAATACGAAAGCATCTTTTAGATTACCCCCTGGAGTATCAACATCTTTAAATTCTCCTGGTTGTATTGGTGTAGCATCATCTTTAACTCTAACACCTCTTTGTTTAAATCCGGCTGGTAAATTTGATAAAGTTCCAGCATCTAATAACTGACGGAGAGCCGCAGTTGCAGTACGACTCAAACCGCCAATCATATGAATTAATCCTAAACCATAAAAACCTAGTCCAGGCAGAAATTTGAAATGGACAAAGTAATTAATTTTTATTTTTTTTGGATCATTTTGCGCAAAGTTTCGTCTAATAGACAAAACTTTTCTACTACCTTCTTCTACTGTAACGATGTAAGGTAATTTTATTCCAGTGGGTTCTCCGTCGGCACCCATATCTTCAAAACCTTCTAAGTCTAAATTAACGTGGCATTCTAGAATTGTGTATAAAGGATCTGTTCTTTGCGTTTTGGAAACTCCTTCAACTTCTCTTTCTTTTTCATCTAATTCATTTGTAATAGTTCCAGTTGGTTTTGTAAGTTCTATGTCAGAATAGAAACCGGAAACCATTTGTTTTCTTAGTTCGTTTTCAGAAACTTTTAAAACATGGATGACTGCTTCCGCATCGTCTAATGAAGTAGCCGTGTACGGAACAACAAGGTCATCTGCTGGAACAAACTTAGAAACTGCTCGTCCCAATAAATCGTCGTAATAAATTTTTTTAAATGTTGAACCTGATAATGGAAGGTAAAATAACATTTGATCAAACTCAGGTTCATATTCTTTCATCTGATCCATGATTTGATAGTTCATAAAATTCTTAACTCTTTGCGCCTGCATTTCTTTTTGCGGGTCACTTGCACCCATGACCATGGTTCTAACTGGACCATCGGCAGGTAGTAATTCTTTGTAAGCTAAAGATTGAAACTGAGTAACTGCTTCAGCGAGTACCGGGTGAGTTGCACCACTTGCTCCTTGAAAAGGTTCCGTTCTGTTTAGGTATTTAAAGCCTAATAAATCTAGGCCGGTGATATAAGCTCTTTCCCATTCTTTACGAGAAGTTTTATATTCCATGTAGTCATTCTGTAACTGGTCACCTATTTCATCAGTATCGTCTTCAGGAAGTAATTCGTTTAAATTTGCAAAGTGATCGCCGCCATCTTGTGGTATGTTTACAGCATTGGGATCAAAGTCGATAGTTGCTCCACCATCTTCTTCATCTGTAATTTCAACGGGACCTTTTAATTCTTCAACCTCTTCAATGTTAATATCTTCTACAACTTCATCTTCGGGTCTTGCAACATTGGGAAGAGATTTATCTATATCTGCCATATTTATTCTCCTGTATTGGTTTATCTTGTTTCTTGTCTTTAATCAACCCTTTAGGATTCGGTCCTTTCAAAGGTGGAATACTATCCCATTTAACATGTTTCATGTTTTTTACAAGTGTTGGATTGTCTTTAGTCATAATATTTTTTCATTAATCCGGCTAGTCCGACATCATCATAATGCTCACCTTGTTCATAGTAATCATTATTTTTTTCTTTAAAATAATCAGGTCCTTTTATCATGTCTTTTATAAAAAGAGATTCTGAATCTGGTTTATTTTTACTAAGAGCATCTCCTGCTAATATGGTTGCACCTATCGGATTTAAATATTTTCCAGCTCCAAATCCACTTAAAGCTTTTTGAATCGCTTTATTTTTTGTAATTTTAGAAATATTTTCTTTAAATAAAGATGGAAACATTAATTCTACACCAACCATAGGATCTTTTACAGATTCATATACTCCTTTACCTTCTTTTAAATTATTGTATATTTGTGTAGCAGCAAAACCACTACCAGCTAAATTTGTTCCAAGACCTCTAAAAATTTTTCCTAAACCTTTTGTAATCACGTCTCTAACAGGTTTTTGTTTTAAAACAGTTCCTCCCACCACGGCTGATCCAGCAGCCTGTGTAGTTTTCGGGTTTCTTTCTGCAAAAGTTTTTTCTGTTTCTGGATTTAGTTGTCCGGGTGAGCCTTGTGGTTTTATTTCAGCGGTTGCTTCCCCAGATAAAAATTGTGTTGCTACTGCAACTGTTGGAACACCTATTGCTAAACTTTTATAATTTTGATTTGCGTTAATTCTATTTTTTAAATCTCTTTGGAATCTGTTAAATTTATCTCCTTGAAGAATACGATCATCCATTCCTTTGTTTTTAAAATAAGTATTACTGTGTTTTACATTTTTTAGTATTTGAGCATACGTATCTTCTTTTGAAGTTTTGTATATCTCTGGAGTTTTATCTTTTATCTTAACTGTTTTTGTTCCGTAGTTAATATCTACATCATTTAGATATCCACCTGAATTTTTGTTAAATGTATTTTTTAGTGTCTCGATCTGTTTTTTAACAGCTAGCTTTGTTTGTTTTGTAGGAGCATTATTATATTTTTCCACAAGTGACATAAAAGGAGTATCAAAATCTTTTAATTTTTGTAAGTTAAAAAAAGCTGGAGTGAATTCTGCTCTAGCTAAATAAGTAGAAGGAATAAAACTCTTACCTACTTCTCCTTTAAGTCTTTTGTCTCCGAGTGCTCTTGCAACTTTATGCTCTTGAACCAAAGCACCCGATATATCTCCTTCTTTACCTGTGAATAAATCAGGATACTCTTTTCTTAAAGCTTCGGACACATTTCTTTGTTTATCTTTAACAGCGACTAAACTTTTATTTAAAAAATCAATTCTATTAGGACTTAGATCTGTTAGTTGTAATTCTTTTTGAATATCTGTTTGCAATCTTCTAATTTCATTCCAGTTATTTAATTTGTTATCAAAATTAGCACCTTCATTTTTTAAATATCTTAAAATAACAGAACCTTTAGCTACATCTTTAACAGTACCCGCACCACCTGCTCCTGATCTTATAAAATTTTTACTGAAGTTTTTTAAAAAGCTGTCTTCTTCTTTTGATAAATCGGGTTTCGGGGAATCTGGATCTCTGTTAAAAAATTTCATTAAAGTGTCTTTTTTACCTTTGAAAGCCGGGTTGTCAGATTTTAACAAAGAAATCATTGCCATGTCTTTTTGGACTTTATCAGGATTTCTACTATCTACTTTTGCCCCATAGAATTCATATTCTTTAGGAATTACAAAACCTTTATCTTTACTAAAGAAAACTTTATTCTTTTCTACTTTATTGGGTGCTTCTGTATATTTAGGTTGATTAAATACTTTTTTAGCTCCAGCTATTAATTTTTCAGGAGTATCATATTTAGGATTACTCGCATTTGTATCTAGCCATTTAATTAATTCCTCCGTAAAACCGATTTTAGATTTAGTGTAAGCCTGTCTTATTTCGTTTACGTCTCCTCCTTTTTTTTGAACTTTACCTTCTAATTGTGTTTCTTGTTGTTTTAAATAATCATCAACTTCTTTTTTAGTTGCTGTATTTACATTAAACGTTTTAGAATTACTGATTCTTTTGCCA